CTATAATCCGGGCTCGGTGGAGATGGAGCGGACGATGATTGGCGCGGCGGATAAGATTGTGGGTTTGGCTACGGATGATCCTCTATCCCCCATCCGCCAGCAGTACTTCGTGAACAAGTTCCTGAGTCATGCTCAGGATGTTCTGAAGATGGCGTTCAAGTGCTATCAGAGGTTTGGCCCCGATCAGGTGTTCTTCAGGGTTACGGGAGTCGCGGACCCCATGCAGTTTGAGAAGGGCAATCCCGACGAAGACTTCGACATCCGCATCAGCTTTGATGTCCTGAACAACGACCCCGAGACGCAGGAGGCCAAGTTAGGTCAGTTCGTCAATCTCCTCCAGATCGACAAGAATGGGCGGATTAATGCTGATTCCCTTCTTGAGGCTATGGCATCTGCCATTGATCCGATCATGGCGGACTCCATCCTCCAGCCCGCTGAACAGGCTCAACAGCAGGTGGTCAAGATGGTCACGGATGATCTATCCAAGATTTTTGCTGGTATTGAAATGCCCGCCCGTCCTAACGGGGCTCAAATCGCCCTACAGGTCATCCAACAGTACGTCTCCCAGCCTGATGTGGCCCAGCGTCTACAGCAGGATGAGGCGTTCAGCGCACGGCTACAAAAGTACGCCCAGCAGTATCAATTTGCCTTGACGCAGATGCAGAATGCTCAGATTGGTCGTATCGGCACCGCACCCGCCCAGATGGGTGGTGTGCAGACCCAGACGATCAATCAATGAACTTCTTCAACCGTAAGCACCCACTAGAGGATCAGATTAGGTTTCTAGGAGAGAGGGAGCAATTCCTAGACTTCCTTGATTGGGTGGCGGCAGGTCGAGAAGCATCTATCACTCAGCTTGCAAGGGCTCCTGAGGGTCGTTTGCGCGAGATTTCAGGTAAGATTCAGGTGTACGACGAGATTCTATCCATGTGTGGCTATCAGCAGCTTCTGGCTAAAAGGGCTGTGAGAATGTCGCAAGGACTGCCTAGCTAGGACTTTGGGTGCTACAATACGGGCCTCGCAATGCCCGTGGCGTAAAGACGGCACCCATAATGTCAAACGAAGTCCAATCGGCCAACGCAGGGGCCGACCAAAAACCTGTGGTCAAAAACATATCAAGCAGCGAATTTCGCGCTGCGCGGTATAAGGCTATGACGGAGGCTATGAAGGCGCAAAAACCGCCCGAGCAGCCAAAGGAACAGCCGCAAGAGGTGGTTCCTAGCGAACCTGAAAAGCCCAAGGAGGAGGCTGTGCAAGAAGAGCCCATTCCTGCTCCCGAGGACAATCAGGACGTGAAGGAACAGAAGGTTCTTTCAAAGGACGTTGATTTGGAGAACATGAGTGAGGCGGAGCTTAAAGAGCTTGCCCAGAAACTCGGTAGCAAGGCTGTTGCGCGATTCGGAGAACTCACAGCCAAACGGAAGCAAGCCGAGGAACAACTGGCATCTCTTCAAGCCGAGCTAGCGAAGCGTAGTTCAAACCAGTTGGAAGCCAAGGTGAAGGACAATCCCTACGCCAACATTGACAAACCTGAAGAGCTTCAAGCTAAGTTTCAGGAGGTTAGTGAGGTGATCGACTGGGCCGACGACCTGCTTGAAAAAGGTGAGGATTTAGGTGCTGAAGACGTTCTGACCAACGTCAACGGCAAGGACTACACCAAGCGAGAAATCAAGGAAGCACTCAGGAAGGCTCGTAAAGCGAAGGAGGTCTTCTTGCCCGATCAGGACAAGCAGATTAAGATCGCTGCCGAGCGTAAGAACTTCCGAGAGGCTTTGACCGAAAGGGCAAAGACCGAGCTTCCTTGGCTCCAAGGAGAGGACAATGATGTCCGAAAGCAGTACGAGGCGATGCTGTCTGACGAGCGGCTCAAGAACATCGAAAAGATGCTTCCTGACGTAGCTCCGCAGCTTCCCTACTTGCTGGCACATGCTGCTAATAGCATCTATGCCCGTCGGGCGGTGGACACTAAGCCATCGTCACGACTCTCCCCACCATCTCCCGTGGTATCCCAATCAGCGGAATCCTCAAAGCCTGAGACCCGTCAGTCAAAGGCTCTGCAAGACCTTTCCACCCGCTTCAACAAAAGCGGTAGTTACAAGGACTTCAAAGCAATCCGCGCTCTTCAACTATCTCGATAATCCACTAACATGGCTTTTTCCAATACCTACAACGTCACGAACCCCGGTTCTGGCGTTTCCAACCGTGAAGACCTTACGGACGTTCTGACCATTCTGGCTCCCGAGGAGACTCCGGTCCTCTCGCTCGCCAACAAGAGCAAGGCTACGGCCACCTTCAATGAGTGGACCGTGGACATCCTCGCCACCCCGTCCTCGACGGGCATTCAGGAGGGTGCGGATATCTCGACCTACACGGACAAGTTCGCTGGTCGTGCGCGTCTGGGTAACTACATCCAGCTTTTCCGCCGTGACTTCATGGTCTCCCAGCTTCAGCAGGCTGTGGAGTCCGTTGGTCCCGCTCGTATCGCCGAGGCTGAGTCCAAGGCTGTGCGCGAGATCAAGCGTGACATGGAAAAGACGCTCTGCGGCGATCAGGACCGTTCCGTTGAGGACGGTGCTTCGACCCGCTACGTCACCCGTGGGCTTGGTCTGTGGACCTCCAACAGCCCCGGCTCGGATGTTCCGTCGAACTTCCGTACCCCGACGGCTTCGATCCACTCGTCTGGCACCCTGACGGAGAATGCCTTCAACGGACTCATCGCTTCCATCTTTACCCAGACGGGTACGGTGGATGCCCTGTCGCTCGTTGCTGGTACGACCCTGCGTCGCACCGTGTCGGGCTTTGCTCGTTCTGATAACAACACCAACGAGAACGTCTATCACGTCAACCAGATGGCGACGGACAAGGAGATCACGCTGTCGGTGAACACCTATGATTCCGATTTCGGCATCATCACGGTGATCAACGGCAATCCCGCGTGCTTGCCTGATGCGTCCCGTGGCTACATCATCAACCCGAATTACATCGGCGTTGCGGAACTGATGAGCCTTGGTTCGACCCGCGTTCCCGATCAGGGTGGTGGTCAGCGTGGCTTCGTTGACGGTGCTATCGCCCTTCAGGTGTTTAGCCCGCTGGCGCACGGCAAGATCACGGTTGTCAGCTAATAAGTCTTAATCCCTAACAAGAGCCCGTGTGGTACAATTCCGCACGGGCTTTTTTATGCACATTATCACCAGCATCCCCAAGTATTCGGATGGAGAAGTTAATCGTGCTTTGATGCGTGAGATTACGACTGGAATTGCCCTAAAACAGGCTTGGGAGGGTGAGCGTGAGAAGATTTGTGCGAAACACGCCGATAAGATTAAAGATAACCAGAAGTTTGGATTCAAGAACCTACGTTGTGTGGCTGTTACCCCTGCGTGGGAGTGGTTCAATATGCGTAAGAAGTATGGCAATGAGGCCATGCACGACCGTGGCTTTCTAAAGGATTATCAAAAGCGTTTCCCTCATTTGGCTCCTAACAAACTCTGATGCAAGAAGTCACCTACAGCGACATCTACAATCAGGTTAAGGCTCTGGCTGGAGTTACTGATTTCACGTCTCAGGAACAGGGTTTGATCACTACCCTGATCAACCGCAGGGCTAGGCTGGCTTATGAGTCTTCAGACTTCTGGCCTCGTTGGTTGGTTGTGGGTGAGTCCCGTAATTACAAGACTACGACGGTTGGTGCTACTGGGATCATCGCTGGGTACACCTATACGATTCTGACAGTCGGAAACACGAATTGGGTGAGCATTGGCGCGGCGTCTAATACGGTGGGGGTGGTGTTCGTTGCTACGGGTGCTGGGACTGGCACAGGCACCGCGACCCTCAACAGCAACATAGTCCCCTACTCTCAGGCAGGTCTGGATACGATTGATACATATCTGCGTATCCACAAGAGCTATCAACCCTTCTACCAGTACTCTTCGGTAGAGGTTGAGTACTATGTTGATAGCCAAGGGGCTCATGTGGTTGGGGACACTACTCCTACCACTTCTACCTTCGTAACCTACAAGAAGGAGTGGAATGGACCCTATACGACGGCTTCGACGAATATCCCTGAAGAATGGAAGGAATATCTCGGTCATGGGGCATATGCCGACTTCCTCCGTATGGATGCCCAGAACGAGAAAGCGATTGTTGAGGAAAAGATCGCGGAAGGCATCCTCAGCGACCAATTGATGAAGGTGGACGTAACCCGCTCGGTAGGCATCCTAGCCCATCGAATCAGCACTAATATCAGCAGGTCGTACCGCCGCAACTAACTGATAAACTACCAACATGGCTAACGCGAAGATTGTAAACACCCCTTCTCAGGCTATCGCCCAGACTGGGACCACCCATACGCAGCGCACGATTAGTAGTTCTGCTGCGGCCATCATCAACTGGACCTTGAACGCCAACACCACCCATGTGTTTGTGCAGTTCACGGGTGCCAATGCTCGCGTTACCCTTGATGGTTCGACTAATCCCACGACCTCCCTTGGGTTCCAGTATCCTGATGGGTCTACGGCTTATTGGCCGCGTGCGCTGGCTTTGAACGCCAAGGCTATCCGCGATGACTCGACGGATGTGGTTTGCGAGATTCAGGAACTTAATTTCCTGTAAGTGATAATCGACACTCCAATTCTAACCAGACCCTACGTTAAGCGTAACGGGGTC